TTCCCTTCCATTAAGTTTTGAAAGATTATATTTCCAAGAAACACCATCCGTTGTAATAGGTGTATTAAAATATTTACCAGTTCCATTCCTCCATGAAGAACTAACTGGGTATGCATATACTGTGTATTCTTGTGGTATTTCAATCACCTCGGCCGATCTCAACTGCAAATAATATTTTGCATTTGAGGATATTTTACCGGTATTTACTTTGCTTTCTATATCTGATAAATCAAACTTTAAAAGTACACGACTATTATATCGTGAAGAAGTACCAACTGTAACATGAGACAGTTCAAGAATTTGATCAGTTCCTGTATTTAACGATTCTGTTTTTTCATATATCGTTGAATCAAGTTGGGAGTAAATGCTATATATCATCCGAAAGCCCTCACTCTACCAATTATGTCATTGTCATAATACTTTATTTCAAAAACAGATGGGTCGAGAGATGGGAATATTATTCCATCTTTTGTTGCCTGTGTTATATCGTATGCATGTTTTGAATATCCAATAGTTACATCATGTAAATTGGTAATCTTTACATCAACCACGGTTTGAACACCGTCTACCTTGTCTAATTCTGTAAAAATATTACTTATAACAATTGGTTGGTTTATTTGCCATTTCTTTATATCAAAGTATTCTTTTAATCTGTCAATACATCGAAGGATAACTTGGTTACCATTTTGATCAGGCATTGTTATAATATCAAACTCTACACCTATATTTATAATATAGGCATCTTTAATATTTATAGCATCTGTTAACATACGATGATAGTTCAAGTATGTTTTTAAATTTTCTTTTGTTGCATCATTTATAGTAGTTAACTTAGCATTACCGTCAAATCCTAGCACATAAAAGTTTAATGCTAAATCATTTTGTATTCTATCACTATTAAATACAGAATCACTCGTAAGTTGAGTATCTTTTGTTATGTATGCCTTTGCAATAGAACCATATTTTTGTGGTAAACTATATGCACGAATAATGTAATCTTCTTTTGTTACAGCACGATTTTGTGAAGCAAAATAAGCAAGAGCGTTCTGACGAATTTCATTTATATCTTCTTGTGTTTTTCCTCCAGTTGCCGGTTCTGGATTTGTGACGGCCAAACTACCAATACATTGATTGTATGTTACTGTATCCAATCCTGTTTCATCAATTAAAAGTGTTTTTGTCACTATTCTTGTTACAGTTTCACTTGGTATATTGTCTTTTATTCCACCACCCAATGTGTAATATATGGTTATGTCCGTATTATTTGGTGCCAAACCGTATGTTTTTGTATACAAGAAATTTGATGGATCAATATCAGTTGAAGTTGAAGTTTCAATACCCGATAAAGAGTTACCAACTAAATCGGGATTTGGTATAAGGAGCTCATCATCCAAATCAGAAACTCCGGCACCAAATTGTATCTCAAATACATCATCACCTGTTTGTCTTGTTATAAATCTTCTTGAAACTTTACGTAGTTTTAAAAGATACGGTGTTTCTGTTCTATGGGAACTTAATTGTCTGTCATTTCTTGATATGTTTGGTGTTGGTTCAAAGATAGTATCTTGTGCGAGATAGGGAAGATGATACCATTTATTACCGTCAGAATCTATACCATAAAGTATCTCAATCAAATTTGGTACAGTTTGTAGATTTACTTTATCATATGGTTTTGGATCTGTAAATGTAAACGTTTGACTTTCTATCTTACCAGAAATTGCATTTGTTTGTTTCCGTAATAGCCAAAATTCAACTTCTCCTGTGATGTCATTTATTTCATATGGTGTAACTTCTGTTGGATCTAAAGAACTACTGAATTTAAAATCTAAATAATTTATGGTTCTAAATTCCGTTGTTATATTATTGACATCTGCACCAATTATCATTCCCGGTTCTATCGCAAATGCATATACATAATCGGGAACCAATTCTACACCTACAGCTTTTGACGGGACAATTTGAAATACATCTAATTTAACACTTGATGCTATGCTATTTTTGGGTTTGTAACCAAGAGATTGTGCAATATTTAATATGTTCTGTCTTTCTGACGATTGTAATATTAAGGATTCCTGTAATGTTACATCTGTATAATACTAAAGTACATCACCGACGTATGCCGCCATCTCCAAAAACATCATACCCGGAGATGTTTCATTAAAATCCTGGTATGTATTTGGAAAATAATTTTTTGCAAAATCAATAAGATTTTGTTTAAGAGACCCAAAATCTCTTGATAAATAACGTATATCTTTTTTTACTAAATCAGCCATTATAAACTGCCTCTTCAATTGTCAAATTACCCGTATCTGATATAAATATCTGAATAGGTAAATATATGTTTGTACTTGTGACAGATACTAATAGTTTTATTCCCACGGCATGATATGAATTATCTACTCTACCATCCTCTGACATATTTATATTAACATCTATTTCTTGAATTATAACATATGGCATCCACGTACCAATTGCATCAGAAATCTCATTTTTTAGTTGTGTTTCAAATTCTTCTTCACTACTGATGTTCTCGAACAATATAAGTCTTATATTTGTACCAAATTCAGGTAACATATATCGTTCACCACGGGCAGTTAGTAGTAAATTTTTTAAATTAGAAAAAACTTGTACACGGTTTGTATAACTTTGAGTAAATATTCCATGTGGATTATTAAATGGTATAGTTACCCCAATAGGTTTGGCAAACCTCATATCAACTGCCTGTTCAGTTGGTCGTATTATTGTTTTTCTTCTGAAGCTCACTAATTATCTCCCTGTTTTTTCGTTTATTTTAGCCATTAGCGCCGAATAATCACGAGTTAAAGCTTGTGCAACTTCCGGTGCAATATCTGAAGAATTTATACCAGATGGAATTGCACCATGTGGTTGAGAAAATGCGTTCAAATCATTTGTAGAAAATTTATATTCTGTAGTTTCATCAGAATCGTATCGCATACTATTTTCCATAGAACGTCGTGTTTCTTCTAATAGAGACTGAATACTTGTATTTGCAGTTTTTGGTGTTTGTAGTTTTTTCTTTGGTACCTGTTGTACCTCTTTTACAAGATTCATACCATGTGATAAAACTTCTCGATCATCTTTACGACGATTCTCGTTAAGTTTCTTGTCAAGTGCATATTCAATTTCTTCACGGATAATTGAACGAATTTGTTTTAAAAATTTTAATGTATCCATGATACCTCCGTTATGTAATTTGTTTTAATAATTTTGATAAATCTTTACTTATATTTTTCTTGCTTGAATCTGCTGCATCAGACATATATTTTTTCATAGTTTCTGTCATATTATATTTTGCATTTAATCGATTCGTGGATCGATTAACGTTACCCTCTATTTTTCCAAATACAACATACTCTTTCTTACCACAAAATCCTGAAATAGATTTTGTCTTTACTGCAATTTGTGTACCGTTTCTGTCATTGCCACCGCTTGTATTTCCACCTATTGTTATTATCGATCCCTTATCAGTTAACATAACACACGTTTCTACGTGAGTGGATGTACCAACTGATATAGTTGCCATACCCCACCCTAGTCCCAATAGGTATTTTAAAAGAGCTTTACCTTTATCTGTCAAGTCTCCCTTTTCTTGAAAATGGTATCCGTTTACAAATATTGCACCAACTCCATTGGGATTGAAGCCTTCAGGTGCAGATGGCAACCAAGAATCTTGAAATTTTATTTTACCAGCATTATTTTTGATACCAGTAGTTGGAGCGTTAACAAGGCCTTTGTTGCTAAGGGATCGGTGATAACTGTCAACCCCAACAGTTGAACCACCACGTCTACTTAAACCAGCTCTATTTGTCAGAAAATCTGTCCAAGCTCCACACCAGTATGGTTCGTCAGCCCATGATGGATTATTTCCGTATAAACCTATGGTGGTTCCTTTTCCTCTATCAAATACCATACTGTCATTCAGTATCATCATATGTTGTTCTGTGTTCTCTTCCGCAACATATTGAATTTTTTTATTAAATAAACCTACCTGTGGTACATTCATTGCAATTATCACATCCCAAACAGATTTTACTGGAATTCCTTCTGTTAGAGTATTCCAATTTGCACTAAATTTATATTTTACAAATCCTTTTATTGATTGTACAGATGTATCTTTTTCTTTTTCTTTACTTGTTTGTTTTACACCAGGAGGAACTGATCTATATGCCCAATATGAATTATCCCCTATCTTACCTTGTTCGAGGTAAGATGTGACACGCATTCCTGTACTAACTGGAGTTGCAGCGACTTTTATGGCTTTCACTGCATCTTTTGTTTGTGCACCACTGTTGTCAACCGTTTCGGGTGCCGTTTCTGGACTCTTTGAGGCTTTATCTTTTGGATCTTCTTTTTTAAGTTCAGTTGGTGATTCCACCGAAGAACTTACTGGGGTCAGTGTTGATTCTGTTGTAATTCCATCTTGTTCCCTTTTTTCGTCCCTTTCTTTATTATCTAATCTTTCTTTCAATACATCATCAAAATTATCCTCTCTAATATCATCGACGAGACCACTTATATCTGTTTCTTCCTCAAAAACAAAATCAAGCAGTTTAGTCTTTTCTTGTGTACTAACTACTGGATTTTCTTCTTCTATTTCTGCAATTATAAGTGGCATTATTTTAACTCAAATTAACTTCAGGTGTCTGTGGTACAAATGTTGGATCAGGATTAGGTTTTGCATCACCAGCCTGATCGTTAGTTCCTTGAGTATATGATGTAGAATTATTTTGTTTTCTATCGTCTGCGGCATCTTTATCACGTTTTGATGCACCACCTGGGTTTTCATTAAGAAAAACAAGATTACTTGGTAATTCACGTAATTTTTGTCTCAATCCTTTTAAATCACTTTTAACCATAAAATAATCGGAAACATTTATAGGTGGACCAGACGGACCAGTTCCTGTTGGGTGTTTTTCTTGTGTCATATGTTCTATTAATTTATCTATCGTATCACATAAATTACCCAGCCATTCTATTGTTCTATCTCCTAGTAGGACAGGTGATATAGCATTTATACCAAGGCTAATCTTTTTAGATTCCATCTCCACAACTTGTTTTGCATCGATTGATATTGCCTTTTCTGAAGAAAGACCTATACCTTCCTTTGCAAATGCAATCAATTCCTGTTTACGTGCATTAAAAATTATTCGGTCAGATGCGATTATTACTTGATTACCTGAAAAATTATTTTTGTTGAATAGATCTACACTTTTGTCTTTTATAGAAGGTGTGTAGGTTGAAGCTGGTGTGAATTTTACTTCTTGTCCCGAAGTCATCCACATAGAGGCATCATCTTTATCTGTATTTTCTAGTACAAATTCATTGAATGGTTTTTTATCTGGATTTGTACCGTTTGAGATAACAAGAATAGGATTACCTGTATCACCCAATCCTTTTTTCCAAGAAGGTTTTATCGGATACTCACGTCTTTCATCAACAGTAGAACCGAAACGAATTGACTGACCCCATCGGCCTTCAAGAATAATATCACCAGAGTAAGGTTGAACGGGATATACATCAAGTCGTTCTGGAAAAGTTGGATCAATTGTGGTCGATACTTGGAGTCTTTGTTTTGCTTTATTAGATACACCGTCCTGAGCATTTTCTCTTGAACTTTTATTTCCAGGTGTTTTATCAGGAAGATATTCTGTGATACCAGGTAGTCCGTTGTGATGAACTGAACTTTGAACGGATACTGGATTTGTGTAATAATATTCTTGAGAATTTGCAAGTGCACTATTGTAGGCAGTTGGTGCCTTCATTAAGAGAACGGTTTCACCTGCAATTGGGATATTTTTTAGATTTGCATCTAAAGCACGTGCTTGAATTACATTACCGGGCGCCTGTGAACCATGAGGACCGATTAACTTACAGATGATAGTGTAAAGTTTTTCTTTATCTTTTCCACTAAAATCTACATCAACAACCTCACCGGTTACTAATTCATAGTCCTGTCCGGCTATCGAGGTTTTTTGTGGATTCGCGCTCATCTATTTTAAGTTCCTCTTGGCTATCACTTATGGTCTTGATCTCTTTTAAAAGAGCATCTTTTTCTCCATCTGTCAAAAATGAATTACCATCTTCAGCTTTATTGTTTATCATTCTCTGAACAACTGCTGCAAGTTTTACAAGATGTTCATCATTCTTAACAGAAACCTCCATATAATCTTTGATAATAGGTACGAGAATTGCCGCATCATTTATTCCTTGTATCAACGGTTTTAAATCCGCAATTAAAAGATTTATCTGACGGTCTTTCTTCTTCTGATTATCATAAATATCTTTCAACAAATCAGAGAATTTTTTACTTCCAAATATTTCTATATCAAAGCTCATATGTTATAACTATATTAGTCATCAATAATATCCTTTATATCATACCAAGATAATTTTGTTATATTTACACCGTTAGAATACTCTATGTAAAGTTTTCCGTAAATAAACTTCAATTTACTTATTATGTTTGTAATATACTGTGATTTTACACCTGTTCTTTCTCGTATAAGAATGTATATCGCCTTCTTGTTATAGTTTTCTATATTTTCTCGTACCTTGAATAAGTAAAGAACAGAATCGGCTATCTGTATATCTCTTTGTTTTGGGAACACCAGTGCTAAATATTTTTCCATTACTTCAACAAACATATTAATAAAATCATTTTGTTCATCTATTAAGTCATTTCGTAATTGTTCATTTACGATGTTACGTTCTGCATCAATAGTTTCTACCGTATGTTTGGATTTGTACTGATAATAATTTTTATTATTTTCTGCAATTAGATAATTCTTTGCAACAATAGAGAAATAAGAGAATGCCTTTCCATTTTCGGCTTTATACTTACATAATTTTTCATGTAAAAACGTAACTACTTCATGTTTTACATCTTCGTGTGGAACATCAAAGTTATAGAACTTAAATCTGTGAATCATTATTTCTGCGAGTTTATAAAATGCAGGATGAATTTTTTTTGTGTATATGATATTTCGTTTTATTGAATCTTCACAATTATTATATTCAACGATTGAATTTTCTGTATCTTGTGTGAAGTATATATTTTGTTTTTTTCTTGCTTCTTCCATTGTATTTACCTTATTTTTGGGAACGTATTGAACCTAAAACTGATGGAGATCTCTCTTCACTAGTTTCTCCATCTTCTATTTCAAGATAAAAAACAATATCATTTATTATTTTTTTCAATTCCTTGAAGAAATATCCTAATTCATCATCTGATTCAAATGCACCTTTTCTATCTAATTGTTTCAAATATGATTGTTGACTCATCACACGCGAACGAATAGACACAATAAAATCAACATTTTCTTGAGAAATCTTTTCAAGTGTTTCATATTTTTTATACATATTATATATGACATACAAAGATCCAAGTTGCAATAAAACCAAAAATATAACCACAATCATCATAAAATTTATCCTCGTATATTTTTAGGTTGGATGATAGTATCGATTACACCTAATTCAAGTGCTTCATCTGGTGAGAGATAGTAATCCTTTAAAATTCTTTCTTTCCAGAAATTAGAATCTTTCTTTGAATTTGCTGTAATAATGCTGATAAGAATCTCTTCTAATTTTTCTGTATGTTGGACGTTTGCCTTCATATCAGACGATTTACCATAAATACCAGAACTGATTTCATGAAACATTATTGTACTGTTCTTTGATGCAGCACGAGTACCTGTTCCTGCACAAAGAAGAAGTGCGGCCGCAGACATAGCACGACCTCGGCAAATTGTATTAACCTTTACATCAAGGCTTTGAATAAAATCAACCATTCCAAGTGCCTCATATACATCACCCCCGTCAGAATTAATGATGATATTAATTGGATCACTCTTTGTTTTTTCATCTCTCATATGAAGTAATCCACGTATTCTTAGAACTAAATCATATAATGTGCCTTCTGCAATATCACCGAACATTAAAACACTTGATGTTTCATAATCAAAACCATAATCAATTTGTGTAAGTGCTTCCTTCCATTTTAAAGGTAGCTCGTCTGATAGTTGTTCTTTAATCTTTACACTATTTGATTGAGTTGGTTCTTCATCGTATATATTACTCATAACTTTCTCCCTTTATTTTTTTTGGAATTGGGTTTTGTTAACTTCGAATACTCTATTATAATTTTATCTTCCATGGTTTGTTTATTTTTTCTTTTTTTATTTGTTTGTTTTATTTCACTCGGTGGTAGTGTTCCAAATAGTTCAGGTTGTAATTTACCCTTGTGGTAAACGTTACCTTCTTTATCAACAAACTCAGTCATAAATTTCCAACCACGAGGATATCCAGAAGATTTTTTTTCTTCTGGTGGTGGAACGATGAATGTTGTACATTTCCAACACAACGCAGATTTTGAATTGTCATCTATTAAAACCTCTTCATAGCAAATTCTTCCTTTAAAGTATTTGCCATCGGGTTTACTATTTTGACACGAAACATATTTCATACATCGTTATCTCTTAAATGGTTTTGTAGATTTCCACGGATCTTCAAAATTAGTTTTTTGTACTTCTTCTTCATTTGTTTCATTATAAAAATGACGTTGTTCTTTATTAGTATCTAATATACTAATTTTTTTCTTTTTATTCAAACGTTTTTTTTTCGTCTTTATTGTTATCTCGTCAATGTGAGGTTGTTCAACAATGTCTCGTAACTCTATTTCCGCTTCCTGAATAAGAAGATTCATACGTGAGTCCGGTTCAATTATCTCCTGAATCATTTCATCTACAACAGGAATATTTTCTGATTCTCCATCATATATATTCGTCTCTTGACCATTCTCTGTTAGTTCATCGAGTATCTTTTTTTGTTTTTCTTTACCACTCAAATGATTTGCAGCAATTACTAAACTAATAGCAAGTGGGTCGAATACACTAACCAAAATAAGAATAAACCAATTAGCCACGTTGTCCATTGGAATACCAGTGATACGACTCAAATAAAGAAGCGGACCGAGTTCCGATGAGAATGTTTCATTTGATACCGTCTGTTTTGTAGCGTCAATCTTTGCGATAGAATCTGAAAGTGCAAATGATTTTGTAGTAAGTATAGATATTTCGGTATTCAGATTTTCAGATGTTTTATCAACAGTTGATATACTACGGGAAAGTCCACCTGTTCCTCTTTTCTGTGTCAATTGTTGTGTATAAGCATTCTGTTGAGATACACGAATGTTATCAAGTGATTTAAGTCGCCCATTCTTTTCTTCAACTAATTTGTCTATTTGTGTCTTTTGTTGAATGAACAATTCTTTCTTTTGATCAAGAAGTGTTATTTCATTATGCGCCTTATACATAATCTTGGCGGTTTCCTGATATGAGTTAGTTAGATAACCATATACACCGATAGATGTGATAACCATTAGAACTATGGCAGCGGAAACCAAGTATCCTTTGAAAAGAAGTTTGAGTGTTTTGAAGTGATCGTGGAGAAAGGTAACAACAACAAGTTTGGAAAGTTCCAACATTGCAGCCATACCTAATATAGACCAAGATCCACCGGAAAAAATCTTAGATATACCAAATACAGAGTAATACCCTGAAAAGGATGCCAATCCAATCGCGCAAAACCAAATAAGATTTTTGAGATTGAATATTTTAGATGACATATTTTTTCCTATGTTGTTCACGATATTCCAGTAAAGCGAGTTCTTTTGCCTTACATTCTAACATAATATCTATGTTATGACCATAATTATCTATCTTTTCTAAAATATAGTTCGCATGGGCTTGTGGTTTATCTTTTGGATTACCCGTTTCTTTTGATTTGGATGATGAATAATGAACAACAGGAGTAATGCTGTCAGACCATGTTGACATCGCAAGTTCTAATGCTTCTTGTTCAGAAAGACCACCTGTGTTGAAGTTATGGTGGTGATAATCAAACACAATTGGAATACCAATACGTTCGTGTATATACATCAAGTCCTTGGCACTATACATATTGGCTCGATCATCATTTTCAATTGTGAGACGAGTTTTTACGGAATCTGACAATCTGTAATAGTTCTGACAGAAACGTTCCATAGATGCAATCTTGTCACCATATACACCATTACAATGGATATTAATTTTGTTGTATGGTGAACGTTCTAATCCCAAAAGGTCTAATACTTTACCGTGAAGTTCAAGGTCTTTGATTGTGTTTTCAACAACCTTATTATTCGCCGAACAGAGTACGTTAAAAGGACCAGGATGACACCCTAAACGAACGCCATGGGATTTTGCATACTCACCAGTACGTTTCATCACCTCTGCAATTTCCGTGATGTTAGGGAGGTTTTGAATACCGTATTCTGATGCCCATGGAAACATATCTGACGAGATACGGAACAATTTGATGTCATTCTCTACGTTCCATTTGATAATAGTTTCCAAGTCCTTGACGTTTTGGATTCCTAACTCGGCGGCATAATTGACACCACGTTGGAGAAATGTTTTCTTTATCATAGACCGGTTGGTAGTAATTTTACTCACACCAAGCGTCATATTGATACAAGCATATCCGAGATTCATAACAATCCTATGATGAATAATATGAGATACAATATAATTAAAAAAACAATGGGAAACACATTTGTTTCCCATTTATAAAAGTATTCTATTTCGGAATTATTGTTGTTTCTTCGGCTTTATACTTGTCTTTGGACGATTCTTCTTTTCTTGTTTGAAATCAACATCAACATCTGATCCAGACTTGAATTGAATTGCGACGGTATTCTTCTTCTTTTTGTTTACACCTGTATGAGTCTTCTTTTTTGGTGTATTTTTCACAGGTGTCACTGTTTCAACGTGTGTTTGAAGAGCATTGATAATTGCTTGCTTATCGTCAATATTATTAACGAGAGATTCAAGTTGACGTTTATTATAGAACCAAAAACCAAGACCAGCAACAACAAGTACAATAAAAATAATAGATGGAATCAACATGACTTTTCC